CTATGGGGGCGGACAGGCGGCTATGCCGCCAGGTGGGGGCAAGTGGGTGAGCTGCCCACGAATGGAGAGCAGCGCGCTGTCCACGGAGGCGAGCACCCAACTCGCTGGAATGCGCAGGGTCATGATCCCCTGCCGCGCCAGCCAGCGATCCCGCGCGGCGTCCTTGTCCGGGCGGTCTTCCACATGGTGCATCTGGCCGTCGACCTCCACCGCCAGGCGCGCTGACGCACAGAAGAAGTCGAGGACGTACGGACCAATCGGGTGTTGCCGGCGGAACTTCAGGCCGTCGAGCTGGCCGCGCCGGATCGCCCTCCACAGCATCAATTCAGGCAGCGACATTTCCTTGCGAAGCCGCCGGGCGTTCGTGACCGTTGGTCTAGGCGCAGTCATGCGGCTTCCCCTTGCCCCCACCTGACCGCTGCGCGGTCTGTCCGCCCCCATAGGGGGCGGAGCCTCGCGCCGGTCGACTCCACCCTAACATGTTCCCTATTCGTTCTCAATCGCGAGGCGCCGACATGCCGTTGTTCAAACCCCGCCGTCCGCCGGAGGCCAAGGACTCCCGGGCCGCGCGCCTGATCGCCCTGACTACCGGCGGGCGGCCCAAGTGGACGCCGCGGGACTATGCCGCCCTGGCGTCCGAGGGGTTCGGCAAGAACCCGATCGCCTATCGCTGCGTGCGGATGATCGCCGAGGCCGCCGCCGCCGTGCCGCTGGCCGTGTTCGTCGGCGGCCGGCGGGCCGACGACCATCCGCTGCGCGGGCTGCTGCGGGCCCCCAATCCCGAGCAGGGCGGGGCCGACCTGATGGAGGCGTTCTTCGGCCACCTGCAGGTGGCGGGCAACGGCTATCTCGAGGCGTCGGGCGACGCCGCCCCGACCGAGCTCTACGCCCTGCGGCCCGACCGGATGACCGTGGTCCCGGGACCGCGCGGCTGGCCGCTGGCCTACGACTACCAGGTGGCCGGCCGCACGGCCCGGATCGGCCGCGACGCGTCGGGCTGGCTGCCGGTGCTGCACCTGCGGCTGTTCAATCCCACCGACGACCATTACGGCTTCTCGCCGCTGGAGGCGGCGGCCTTCGCCATCGACGTGCACAACGCCTCGGGAGCCTGGAACAAGGCCCTGCTCGACAATTCCGCCCGGCCGTCCGGGGCCCTGGTCTACGCCAACCGCGAGGCCGGCGACCGGCTCTCGGCCGAGCAGTTCGAGCGGCTGAAGGCCGAGCTCAGCGACGCCCACGCCGGCGCGGCCAACGCCGGCCGGCCGCTGCTCTTGGAAGGCGGCCTCGACTGGCGGCCGATGTCGCTGACCCCGGCCGACATGGACTTCGTCGCCGGCAAGCACGCCGCCGCCCGCGAGATCGCCCTGGCCTTCGGCGTGCCGCCCCAACTGCTGGGCGTGCCGGGCGACGCGACCTACGCCAACTACCGCGAGGCCAACGGGGCGTTCTGGCGCCACACCGTGGTCCCGCTGGCCGAGCGGGCGGCGCGGGCCTTGTCGGTCTGGCTTGAACCGAAGTTCCCCGGCGCCCGCATCGCCTGCGACCTGGACGCCGTGCCGGCCCTGTCGGCCGAGCGCGACGCCCTGTGGGCGCGCCTGGAGAGCGCCAGCTTCCTGACCGACGCCGAGCGGCGGCGGCTGGCGGGGCTGGAGGGGTAGCTCGCCCCCTTGCCCCCACCTGACCGCTTCGCGGTCTGTCCGCCCCCAGGGGGCGGAGCCTCCCGCTCCAGGCTCTTCCCCCTCTGGGGGAAGACGATCGCGAAGCGATCCGTAGGGGGCAAGTTCCCAGGAGAACCCCATGACATCACCCAACCGCTGGCGGCTCGACCGCCAGGTCTCGGTCGGCCTGCTGGTCGCCGTGGCCCTGCAGGCCGCCACCGCCCTGATGTGGGCCGGCCGGGCCAGCGCGCGGATCGACGACCTGCGCCAGCGCCTCGACGCCCAGGCCCCGGTCGCCGAGCGCCTGGCCCGCCTGGAAACCCAGGCCGACGCCACCCGCGCCGCCCTGGCCCGGATCGAGAGCAAGCTGGACGGAACGCGCGATGACTGAAGACCTCAAGATCGAAGGCCACGCCTCCCTCTTCTGGACCCGCGACCTCAACGACGACGTCGCCGCCGCCGGGGCCTTCGCCGCCAGCCTGGCCCGCACCGGACCGGCCGGGGTGAAGATGCTGCACCAGCACGACGACGCCGAGCCCGTGGGCGTCTGGGACGCGATCGCCGAGGACGCCGCGGGACTCTACGTCCGCGGCCGCATCCTGCGAACCACGCCGAGGGGCCGCCTGGTCGCCGCCCTGGTCGAGGCCGGGGCGCTGGACGGCCTGTCCATCGGCTTCCGCGCGGTGAAGGCTCGCCCCGATGACACCGGCCGCCTGCGCGTCCTGCGCGAGGTGGAGTTGTGGGAGGTGTCGATCGTCACCTTCCCGATGCTGCCGGGCGCGCGGCTGAAGCGCGCCTGACGAGATCCTCCCCCTCTGGGGGAGGTGGCCCGAAGGGCCGGAGGGGGCCGTGCGCGGTCCCCCTCAGTCGGCTTCGCCGACAGCTCCCCCAGAGGGGGAGCATCCGCTGTTTCAAACCGGAGACTCCCATGAAGGAAACCAAACAGGCCGCGGCCTCGCCGGAGGCCCGCGCCGCCTTGCACGAGGTGCTGGCGGCGTTCGAGGGCTTCAAGGCCGCCAACGACCAGCGCCTGGCCGCGCTGGAGACCAAGCGCGCCGACGTGCTGCTGGAGGAGAAGGTCGCCCGCATCGACGAGGCCGTCTCCAGCGCCCAGGCCCGACTGGACCGCGTGCTGGCCGACGCCCGCAGGCCTTCTATTGGCGGCGACGCGCCCCTGGCGCGGGTCGACGAGCGCAAGGCCGCCTTCGACCGCTACATCAAGACCGGCGAGGCGCCCGCCCTGCTGCTGGAGGCCAAGGGCCTGTCCGAAGGCGTGGCCACGGCCGGCGGCTATGTCGCCCCGGCCGAGCTGGAGCGGCAGATCCTGCGCCGCCTGCAGGCGTCCTCGCCGATGCGCGACATCTGCCAGGTGCGCACCATCGGGGCGGGCACGTTCCGCAAGCCGGTCTCGACCGCCGGCCTGGCCGCCAGCTGGGTGGCCGAGACCGCCGCGCGTCCGGAGACAACGGCCCCGACCCTGGACGTGATCGACTTCCCGGCCGGCGAGCTCTACGCCAGCCCGGCCGCCACCCAGGCCCTGCTCGACGACGCCTATGTCGACATCGACGAGTGGCTGGCCGAGGAGGTGCAGGACGCCTTCGCCGCCCAGGAGACCGCGGCCTTCGTCGGCGGCGACGGGGTCAACAAGCCCAAGGGCCTGCTGGCCTATACGGCGGCCGCCGACGCCACGGCGACCTGGGGCCAGCTGGGCTACCTGGCCACCGGCGTGGCGGGCGCCTGGCCGGCCAGCAACCCGACCGACAAGCTGATCGACCTGATCTACGCGGCCAAGACCCAGTACCGCCAGAACGGCCGCTTCGTGATGAACCGCCGCACGGTCAGCGCCGTGCGCAAGTTCAAGGACGCCCAGGGCAACTACATCTGGAACGCGGCCCTGCAGCCGGGCCAGTCGGCCAGCCTGCTGGGCTATCCGGTCACCGAGATCGAGGCCATGCCCGACGTCGCGGCCAACGCCGTCTCCATCGCCTTCGGCGATTTCGAGAAGGGCTATCTGATCGTCGACCGGGCCGGCGTCCGCGTGCTGCGCGACCCCTATTCGGCCAAGCCGCACGTGCTGTTCTACACCACCAAGCGGGTCGGCGGCGGGGTGCAGAACTTCGACGCGATCAAGCTGCTGAAGTTCGCGGCGAGCTGACGTCTCCCTTCTCCCCTTGCGGGAGAAGGTGGCCTGCGAAGCAGGTCGGATGAGGGGTAGAAAACCCTGTCCGGCCTGCTTCCTGCCACCCCACGCGGGCCGACCGACGCCGTGCGACCCCTCATCCGTCAGCTGCGCTGACACCTTCTCCCGCAAGGGGAGAAGGAACGGGATTTTCCAACATGCCCCTCTCCATCACCCTGGCCGAGGCCAAGGGCTTCCTGCGCGTGGCCGACGCCACGGAGGACGCCCTGGTCGGCCTGCTGATCGACGCCGCCGAGGCGCGCGTCGCCGCCGCCGTCGGCCTGGCCCTGACGTCCGCCAGCCCCGCGCCGCTGCGCCTGGCCGTGCTGCTGCTGGTCGCCCACGCCTACGAGCACCGCGACGATTCCGAACCGTCGCCCGGCCTGGTCGAGGCCTGGCTGGCCCCGTACCGGGAGGCCCGGCTGTGAGCGCGGGTCCCGACGCGGCTGTCGCCGCCGCCCTGGTCGAGGCCCTGAAGGCCGCGCCCGCCGTCGCCGCCCTGGTCGCCGCCCGCGTCCACGCCGACGCCCCGCGCCATCCGGTCTATCCGTGCGTCAGCCTGAGCCGCCAGGAGAGCCGGCCGTTCGGGCCTGAGGCCGATGCCCTGGAGCACCTGCTGACCGTCACCTGCGCCAGCAAGTTCGGCGGACCCGAGGAGGCCCGCGCCGTCACCTCGGCCGTCCGCGCGGCCCTGCACAACGCGCCGCTCACGGTCGCCGGCCGCCGGCTGGTCACCCTGCGCGTCACCTATGCCGACGTCTTCCGCGCCGCCGACCGCGAGCTGTCGCTGGGGGTGCTGCGGGTGCGGGCGGTGACGGAAACCCTCTAGCGAAAGGACACGCCCATGGCCGCCCAAGCCGGCAAAGACATCCTGCTGAAGATCAGCGACGGCGCCCCGACGCCCGTCTTCACCACCGTGGCCGGCCTGCGGGCCCGCACGATCAGCCTCAACGCCCAGACCATCGACGCCACCGACGGCGACAGCGCCGGCCGCTGGCGCGAGCTGCTGGCCGGGTCGGGCGTGCGCTCGGTCGCCGTCTCCGGCTCGGGCGTGTTCCGCGACGCGGCCTCAGACGCGGCGGTGCGCGACAGCTTCTTCGCCCAGACCGCCCGCACCTGGCGCCTGGTGATCCCCGACTTCGTGCAGCTGGAGGGGCCGTTCCTTGTGGCGGCCCTGGAATATGCCGGCGACCACGACGGCGAGGCCGCCTTCGCCCTGTCCCTGGCCTCGGCCGGGCCGGTGACGTTCACGGCGATCTAGCCTTTGAGTTCCGCTCATCCCGGCATTCGCCGGGATGAGCGGAGGATAGGGTTCATGAAAAGGTATTCCCATGCCCACCCCCAACCCCGCCCGCGGCGAGGTCGTCGCGCCGCTGGCCGGCGCGCCCCGCCGCCTGTGCCTGACCCTGGGCGCCCTGGCCCGCATCGAAACCGCGCTGGGCCTGGACGACTGGAGCGCCTTGCCCGAACGCTTCGGCCGACTGTCGGCGAGCGAGCTGCTGGCCGTGCTGGCCGCTCTGCTGGACGGCGGCGGCGAGGATCCGGCGGTGCTGGACGCCGCGCCGGTGTCGATCCCGGAGGCCGTCGCGGCCGTGGCCGCCGCCCTGGCGGCCTGCGCATGAACGCCCGCTGGCGCGCGGCCCTGAGCCTGGCGAACCAGCAACTGGCCCTTTCGCCCGAGGCCTTCTGGCGCCTGTCCCTGGCCGAGTGGCGGGCCCTGACCGAGGCGCCGGCCGCCCCGGTCCTGGACCGCGCCGCCCTGGACGCCCTGATCGCCCGCTTTCCCGACGAGGAGCAACGATGAGCGACTTCGACCCAGATGGCCTCGACGCCGTCCCCGCCCGCGCCGCCGAGGCCGCCGCGGCCCTGGCCGCCCTGCGCGCCCCGGCCGAGCAGGCCGCCCGGGCCATCGACGAGTCCTTCGCCAAGGCCGGGACGAGCCTGGCCCGCTCGCTGGCCCACGCGGCCGCCGACGGCAAGGTCAGCCTGTCCGAGCTGGCGCGGGCCGTGCTGGACGCGGTGTCCAGCGGATCGGGCGGGGGCGGCGGCCTGGTCAAGGCCCTGGCCGGGGCGGTCGGCTCGGCCTTCTCCGGCGCGCGGGCCGACGGCGGACCGGTCGCGGCCGGCGGCGCCTATCTGGTCGGCGAGCGCGGCCCCGAACTGTTCCGTCCCACGGGCGCCGGAGCGGTCGAGCCCCTGGAGGGCGGCGGCGCGGTCAATGTGACGATCAACGTCCAGGGCGGCGACGCGGCCGGCCTGGCCCGCTCCGACGCCCAGCTGGCCCAGGCCCTGGCGAGGGCGGTGAGTCTCGGGGCGCGGCGGCTCTAG